CTAACACATGGCACTTTGGACACCCACGCAGCTCGTCTACACGATGGGCGAGCGGGCGTTCATCCAGTGTTTCGACGACGACGGCGACGGCACGGCCGACACGGCGATCGTCGAGTACATCCAGGAACAGAGCGACCTGAAGGCGAAGGCGTACCTTCAGAAGCTCTACTCTGGCTGGGCTCTCGACGCCGACGCGCCTGCGCTGGCTCACCAGCTGAGCGTGCAGATCGCAGCCGACATGGCGTACCGTCGTCGGCCCGAGTTCTGCGTAGACGGCAAGACGCCCGCCGAGGCGCACCTGAAGGACGCACGCGAGACAATCGCCGACATCCTGAAGGGCAAGGCGCGCGCGGACGATGGCTCGGAGGTTCCGACCAACGTAACGGCGGCGTTCCGAACTGGCACCACTGAGAACGTCAGCGTTACTGACCGGCCGCGGTTTATTGCGGACGACAGCGGTGACTTCTGATGTTTCGCTTCGACCTCGACACCAGCGCGCTCGGCGCATCCATGGATCGCCTCAAGGGCGAACTTCCTGCGGCGTCGCGCGAGGCAGTGCTACTGACGGCTGAGGAGTCGCTTACCCGCGTCTCCCAGCCGCTTTACTGGCGCAACGGCACAGGAAAGGCCGCGAGGTCGTTTCGCGTCGTGCTGCTGGGCACCTACTCGTCGCGCGTGACGTCCTCGTCGCCGGTCGCTGGCTACCTCAACGATGGCACGCGAGCGCATGCGATCATGCCTAAGCGGAAGAAGTTCCTTCGCTTCGTGCAGAACGGATCGGTGCGGTTCGCGCGCCGAGTTTGGCACCCTGGAACGAAGGCGCTGAACTACGAATCCGCCGAGCAGCGCGCTGGACAGAAGGATATCGAAACTTTCGGCGACGCCGCGCTGCAACGCGCGGTAGCCAGGTCTGGCCTCTGATGACCGCGCCTCCCGAACGTTTCAAGATCGGCGGCGTCTGGTACCCGCTCCGAGGCACCGACAACGACCAGACCAGCGCAGGGGTTTCAGTCGCGCGAGCGGTCGACCCGGCTGGCTACTACCTGCTGAGGTACTTCGAGCGCGTCCTGAACTGGGCCGTTGGCGATGGCGTCTCCGCGCTGTTGCCAGCCCTCCAAGCGGGCGGCCCGATGCAGGGCGTCGCCGTTCGCCAAACGACCAACGTTGACCCGCTGCTGTGGCTGAAGGCCAACACGTGGCGCTTCCCGTTGCTCGCGCTGTACCCCGTGAGCGAAGAACCCGCGCGCGATCGCACCACGGTGTGGTCGCAGACAACGACGCTCTACAAGCTGGCCTACCTGCTGCCGCCGATGACCTCGGACCAGGCAGAGCGCGGCTTTGCGTTGCTCACCGCAGCGCGCCGCATCTTGGTCCTAGCGACCGAGCACCTTGGCGCACTGGACATCGATAGCGGTGGCAACCCGCTTGCCGACGCTGGCGTCAACACCGTGGTCTTCAACCGAGCAGAGTACGGCGTGTTGGAAGATGGCGACGGCGCGAGGTCTTACCCATCGCTGGTGGCTGATGTCGTCGTCGAGATCCGCGAGCAAGCGGACGACGAACAAGGCGTCGCCGCCGCCTACAACCAGATTGCCGTCGACTCGCTCGACAGCGCCGATGTGATCGGCGTCGACACCGCAGCCTTCACCGTGACCGCCCGCGACGACGTGGGCTGAGGAAGAACCACCAATGAAGTTTCCCCAAACGCTCCGCTTGCGCGGCTGCGAAGGCGTCTCCGTGCCCGATCTCGCGGCGCTCGACGCTGGCATCTCCCGCTACGTAGGCAAGCCCAGCGAGGAGGTCCACGTGGCCACTGCGCTCGCGCTCGCTCACTACCGCAAGTGCGTGAAGGCTGGCGAGCTCGTGCCCGCTGACAAGGCGTCCGCCGACCTGCTCGGCGTGCCCTTCGACGCCCCCAAACTGTCCAAGCCCAAGGAGGGCTGATCGATGACTCTCGCTCTCGCTCTGACTGGGCTCGACGCCTCCAATCCCATCCCCGGCATCTTCCCCGAGGTCCGCTTTGCCCAAGGGCAATCGAGCGGCGACTTCTCGGCGAAGAAGGTCCTGATCATCGGCCCGAAGACGTCGGCTGGTTCCATCACCGTCGATACGCAGGTCGTTGGCCCGCTGAACGACGAGGCTGACGCCATCGCGTACTGTGGCACCGGCTCGATCGCCCACATCGCGGCGGCGCGCTTCATGTCGCTGAACAAGTCGGCTCAGGTCTACGTCGTGTGCCCGACCGCTGCGACTGGCACGGCCGCTGTGGAGGTCATCACGTACACGACCTCCGCGGCTGCGGCTGGCGTGGCTCGCGTGATCATCGGTGGCCGCACCATCGAGGCGCCTGTCGCCTCCGGTGACAGCGTGACGACCATCGCGGCTGCGGTCGCAGTGGCCATCAACAACCAAACCGATCTGCCCGTTACGGCCACGTCTTCGGTCGGCGTCGTGACCGTCACCGCGCGCGTCGCTGGTTCGGAGTATCTGAGCCTCCGCATTCGCTGCCAGATGGTCGGCACGGGCATCGCGACCACGGTTGCGCCCACCGCTGACATCCAGTTCGGATCGTCCGGCGTTGGCGCGGCTGCGCTTGGCGCTGGTGCCATCTCCTACACCTCGGCGCTGGCCACCATCGCGGGCACCGACTTCGACTACATCGTTCCGTGTGTCCAGCTCGACGCGCCGCTCGATGCGCTGATGACCCAGGTCAACACGCTGGCCGAGCCGAGTACCGGCTTCCGTCAGAAGGTGGTCGTTGGTACGTGCCTCACGCCCAGCGCTGCGACGACGCTGGCGGCATCGCAGAACATGGCGCGCGAGCGCATCGTGAACAGCGAAGAGAACCCGGAGCCGTGTTGGCTCGTGGGCGCGACCGCGGCGGCGGTGTTCTCGAAGCACGAGACAAGCGACCCGGCCTACAACTTCGACGGCTACGGATCGAAGGCGGGCAACACGCTCCCGCTTCAGCGGCCGTACAACGACTCGGCCATCCCGACGACCACCGAGCTGAAGTCGATGCTCAACAACGGCGTTACGCCGGTCGCGGTGGGACAGACGGGCCAGCCGTACATCGTGCGCGCCGTCACCAGCTACCACAAGAACGGTTCGAACTTCGACTACCGCGCTCGCGACAGCCAGGTGGTCACGGTCGCCGACGCGTTCACTGATGCGGTCGTGGCGTCGCTGGCGGCCTCGCCGTGGACGCACATCACCACGGACCCAACCAACCCGAGCAAGCAACCGCCGGCCAAGTACGCGACGCCCAAGCGGGTCAAGTCGCTGCTCGAACAGCGCGTCGAGGACGCGATCGACGCGGGCTGGCTCGACCCCGGCAAGCGCGACGCGATGCTCGACGGCCTGGCCGTTGGTGCCGATCCCGTCGTGGGCAGCCGCATGAACATCAGCACGCCCGTCTACTCGGCGGTGTGCCTCCACCAACACGCGCTGCTGGTCAAAGAGTCCAGCGCCGCGACCTGAGGTTACCCATGGCGAACCAACTCTACGAGAACGCTGGCGCGTTGTTTCTCAACAACAACGCACTCGCCGAGATCGAAAGCTTCGACGTCGACCACGACGCGAAGAACAGCGAGATCATCACCGCCAAGGGCTTCGCTGGTATCAGCCCCGGCGCCGCGATGACGAAGATGACGATCAAGAGTGCGATTCCGCGCTCCGGAATCGAGTTCGCGTACATCGACAAGCTCCTCGACAATGAGGAGGTTGAGGTCGTGTACTTCCGCGGCGGAAAGAAGGTGAAGTGCAAGGGGTACCTGATGACGGCGAAAGAGTCGCTGTCGATGGCGAACCCCGCGAGCTTCGAGGCCACGTTCGTCGGCATCCCGGTGACGGAGTCGGCCTTGTGACCAATCCGCTCGCGATGGCGGGGGGAGGAAACGCCCCACCGCGCGACGTGCCGCCCTCCGAGTTGGTTCGGAGACTCATAGACCGAGGACGCCCCCAAAGCGCCTTGGTGGACTACCCGCGCTTCGACGAGTCGGGGAAGGCCGTGTGTCAGGTGCGCTTGCGTGCGCTGACCGAAGGCGAGCTAGAAAACGCTCTCGCGAATGCGAGGCGGGAAACGGCTCGCCTTCTTCGTTCCTCCGGCGACGAGTCGCTCCCGTGGCGTCCCGAGGAGCTCGAACACAACGCGCGGGCGACTGAGATCCTGGCGATTGCGTGTCGCAACCCGGACACGGATCACGGTGATAAGCCGTTCTTCGAACACGGCGTGCTGGAGGTGCGGCAGTATTGCACACAGCAAGAACTAGGTGTGCTGCTCAACGCGTACGCCTCGATGGTCGACAAGACACACCCGAACCTCAACGACCTGACCGAGAGCGAAATGCGCGCTTGGGTGGACGTCATCGCTCGGGGGGTCGTTGAAAACCCTTTCGACTACTTCTCGCGCGCGCGGCTGGAGATCCTTTGCGCATTCTTCGCGAGGTGTTTGGCAGAAGCGGACCAGCATACGACTGGCCCAGCAGCGACTTCCTCCTAGTGGCGGGCACCATGCAGGCTGTCCGCCGCTCGTTCCCGAACGGATAGCCAGTGGCCGCCACAGTCAAGATCGACTTCCGGATCGGTGATCCGTCCGCTGTCGCGAGGTCGCTCAAAGGCATCGTCGCCGAGGCCAAGAAGGCTGCGCAGCAGGGTGCCAATGAGGGCCTTGCCGCGGAGCGACGCGCGGCTCAACAGAGCATGGCGCTGGCCAAGCAGGCTGCCGCGGCGAAGGTGCGCGAAACCAACGCAGCAGCGAAGAGCGCCACCGCGGCGATCGGCGCCGAGGCTCGTCGGCAGGTTGCAATCGAGCAGGCGGCGAGTCGCGAGCGCATCGCGATGGCCAACCGCGAGAGCAAGGAGCGCATCGCGCGCGAGCGTGAGATCGGCGTCGCCAAGCGAGCAGCCGCGTACCAGGCTGACAAGCTCAACCGCGCTAGCGGTGGCAGCACTGGGCGCGTCGCTGTCGAGGGTGCCGCTGGTGGCGTCAGGAGGGCCCTAGGTGGCGCCGCTGTCGTCGGCGGCATCGTCGGTGGCGCCGTCGGCACGGCGGGCATTGTCGAGGCGCTGAAGGGGCGCGTTGACCTGGAGTCGAAGGCCGCGAGTCTTGCCGCAGACGTGCACGAAAAGGGCGGCAAGTTCATGGACCGCAACGCCATAGTGAAGCAAGCGCAGGGCGTAGCGGGCTCGACCGGCATCGCGGCTGGGGATGTCATCGACGCGATGAGCATCGCGGCGGGTTCCGGTGGCGGCAAGGCGGGCCTTGACGCGTTCGTGGGCAGCCTTGAGAGCATCGGTCAGCTTGCGGTCGCTAGCGGGTCGAAGATGGAAGACTGGGCGCTCATCTCAGCCGAGTTGACCAACAACGGCGTGACCGACGCCAAGAAGCAGATGGAGATCATGCGGTCGATCGTTGCCGGCGGCAAAGCGGGCAACATCAACGCGCGACAGATGGCTGGCGGCGTCGGTGCAGTCATGGGAGCGCACCAGGCCGGATCCTTCGAGGGCAGCGGCGAGAAGCGTGCTCGTCAGGCGTCGGCGCTGATCCAGTTGGCCCGCTCCGGCGGCGCCAAGGAAAGCGTGAGCGCGGAAGACTCCGTAACCGCCGCGCGAAACCTGTACAACGACCTCGGCTCACACGAGAAGATCATCAAGAAGATGGGCGTCAAGACGACGCGCAAGAATGCCAAGGGCGAGGTAGAGCGCGTCGACGCGATCGAGCAACTCGGGCAGCTTTTCGACAAGACCGGCGGCGACATCACCAAGATGGATCCGGCGTTCGGCATGCAGTCGCAGGCCGTCTTCGGCAAGCTGCTCGCAGAGTGGAAGAAGGGCGGCGGCAAGAATGGCGGCTCTGCTGCCATGAAGAAGATCGTCGAAGGCTTCGAGCAGGCTTCGATGTCCGAAGAGGAAGTGAAGATGGAGGCCGCCGTCATCATGGACACCGCGTCGAAGAAGATCGCGGTGAGTATGGAACAGTTCTCGGCCAAGATGTCGGACGAGCTGATGCCGGTTCTCGCGAAAGCGATCCCCCAGTTTGCGAAGCTGTCCGAGGCCATCGTGAACGTGACGAAGTTCGCGGTCGAGTCGCCTGCAACAGCGGCAGCATCGTTCGTCGCGCTGTCGGCTGCGGCCGGTGGCGCTCAAGCGGTGCTTGGTCGGCTCGGTTCTGGCCTGCTCGACAGCGTGTTCAAGAGTGCCACGACGACCGTTCACGGCGGCGTTGTCAACGTGAGCGGAGGCGCTGGATCTGGTGGCATCGGTGGCGCTGGCGGCAAGGCTGGCATGCTTGGTGGCGCGATCGCCGCGGCAACGGTCGGATTCGCGGTAGGCGCCGTCGTCGGCGAGGGCATAGACAAGAAGCTCGACGTCGCCAAGAACACGCGCACGGGCATGTGGAGCGAGGCCCTGAACCTCTCTCAGAAGATCAAGGGCGGCACCGCTACGCAGGCAGACATGGCCCGCGCCGAGGCGCTGAAAACAGAGATCAAGACAGAGCAGGACAAGGGTGTCGCATCCCGCGTTTGGGAAGGCGCGACGGCTGGCGCCAGGGGCGTCGCAGATGGGCAGCTAACGGCGGCCAACATCCTGAGCCTGATTCCGCCAATCGCCGTTCTGCGCGGCGCGTTCGAGGGGGCGAACGGTACGTCAGAAGCGAACGCAGACTCGAAGATCATGGCTGAGGCGCTGGCCACGCTGTCGGCCGCTTCGGCCAAGCCGACGCAGTTGGCCCCTGGCACCACGCTCAACGTCGTGGTCACCAACGCGGCCGACCTGCGGCAAGCCGCGAACACACAAGGGCCACAGGCCCAGCTTCCTCCCTGATGGCCTACCGTCTCGACGTCGCGCGAAAGCTGCTCAAGCCGACCTGGCGAGAGATCGAGTTCGTTCCCACCACGTGGGACTTCTCGTTCGACCAGGCGCACGCGTCGCACCTGTACCCCGACCGCGACGCGGGATACATCGAAGCGACCGGCCGCAACCCGGCCAAGTACCAGTTTACGGCGCTCTTCCGCATCGGCATCAGCGGCGAGCAAGACATCTTCCCCGGCCGCTGGCAGCGCTTCGTCGCGGCGTGCGCCGACCGAAGCACGGGCGTGCTGTCACACCCGCTGCTCGGCGCGGTCAAGGTCAAGTGCGTCTCGTGCTCGACCAAGTTCGACCCGGGCAGGCGCGATGGTGTCGATGTCGACGTATCGTTCATCGAGACGAGCGACGCCGAAGACGAGCTGTCGGACCTGCTCAGCCAGGCGAGCCCGATCACGGTTGCCGTCTCCTCGGCGCGCGACCTTGACGCCGACGTCGCCGATGTGTCGCCCGCCCCGACGTACCCCGAGAGCCTGAGCCCTTCGGCGTTCGAGACGATGAAGGCGCTGAGCGGGACGGTCGACCAGTTCAAGCGCGGGATCGGCAACATTGGCGCAGCGATCGATACGCAACTCGGCG